GTTAGAACGCTAACCCCTCAGAAATCAGATCCCCCCTACCCAGCACCGACATCCTCGCGCAGCACGCGCGCGACCTCGCGCAGGATGCGCTTCAGCGTCGGGAGATCCACCGGCACGCGGCCCAGCATGTCGCGCTCGTACTGTTCAATGTGCGCGACGGCGGCGTCGGCGCGCGCGGCGAGGTCAGCTCGGTCAGTCGGTCGGCGGCTGGTGTCGGTCACGGTGTCGCTCCAATCGTTCGATCGCAGTCTTGCGGTAATGGCAGGCCGCGCAGAGCGGCTGCAGGTTGCGGCTGTCCCAGAAGATCCGGGCCGCGCCTCGATGCGCCTGAACGTGGTCGACGTCGGTGGCAGCCGATACGCGGCCAAACGCCATGCACGCCCGGCACAAGGGCTCGGCTCTCAGTACGGCTGCGCGGAGCGCCTGCCAGCGACGCGTAAAGTACCAGCCGCGCCCGGCCTCGCCGCTGCGGTCTTCGCCCTGCCGTCGCCGCGCGAGTATCGGTGCAGCGTGCGTGGCACAGCGCCCGATGCGCTCGGCGTAGCCGATACAGCCGGGCTCAAGACAGGCGCGCTTTGCCTTACTCGGCATCAGTTGTGAACTCCAACGGAAGGGCTTCCTGCGCCAGTCGCTTGGCGGCGATCTCGCAGTAGCGTTCTTCGCGCTCAATGCCGATGGCTTTGCGACCAAGACGCTTGGCAGCGACAAGCGTGGTACCTGCGCCCATGAACGGGTCGCACACGGTGTCACCTTCGCGGGAGTAGTCGCAGACGAGCGCGACCATCAGCTCTTCCGGCTTGCCGCCCATGCGAAACGCCTTGCCGTTCTGCGTGTAGCCGCCCGGCAGCGTCCCCCACTTCGACTGCTTCGCTGTGCGCGAGACGACGATCCATGTCGTCCACGACGATGGTCCGTCTCCGGACAAGCGCACACGGGAACCTGGCACGTACCACGGCAGAGGCGCGAAAGCGTAACGTCCTGTGGCTTCCATCGTGACCACCATGTGACGCGCAAGAACGTGGTCCGTCATCACCACGCACCACCCTTGCGCCACGCGACACATCATGGACACAAGCTCTGTGGCTGTTTCCATGTTCCAAGGCTCATAGCCAAGAACCTGACGCGCAGCCCCGTCGTAGCCTTGCCCATGGTGCCCACGCGCACTCGCGTCATGTCCCGCGTGTGTGCGCTCTGAATACGGAGGGTCCGTGATGATGTGATCCACGGCTAGCGATGGCAGCACGTCGCGGCAATCTGCGTGGTATATGGTCACGCCCCCGTGTTCGTAGTAAGGCTTCATGCGGCCACTCTACGCTGGGCGTAGCTGCCCACGTCGGCGTCGGTCATAGCTCTTCGACCATCTTGATGCGCTTACCGATCCAGCCCATCACCGGCACGGCCATCGAGTTGCCGAGCGCCTTGTAACGCGGACCATCTGCCGCTGACTTGCCGCGATACGGCACCGCAGTGAAGTCGTCAGGAAACCCTTGGAGCCGCTCGCACTCGCGGGGCGTCAGTCGGCGCACGGCCATGTGCTGACGGATATAGCTCGTCTGCTTCATCCCTGGCTCTGCCGCCAACGCGCCGACTACCGGCATCTCGCGCACTTCGTCGCATGTGTTTTGCGCGAACGCTACTGCAGGCAGAGGGCGACCGCCGCCAGTGGGCGAACCTTTCAGCAGTGGACCCGTAGGTTCGTCTGCCCCATGAGCGTTGTTCTCGTAGTCCAGCCCACCGAGCAGCACGCCGATGCTACTGCCGTGTGTGTCCAGCGGGCCGGTCTGGTCGCCATGCTGGAGCACGTCGGATTGACGAGCGTCGAAGGCGTGGGCTACTGGCACCAGTGGGCATCCACGCCCGGTCCCGTCTTCCGTTGCCCGTCCTGCGCTGTAGCTGTCGAGCGCGTGAGTCACAGGCACCAGTTGCGTCCCGCGCCCTGTGCCGTCCTCGCTGGCATCGAAGCCATCGGCGCGGAGGCTGTGGGCCACTTCAGCGACGTAAGCGCGCGTGTCAGGCGCGTGATGACTACCACTGACGGTGTTGAGCGCAGGCGACAGTACCGGCACGACGAGATCTACATCCGCGCCCTGACCTGTCTCGCCCGGTCGCCGCGTTCGCAGTGTGCCTGCAATATACGGCTGATCATGCGTCGCATTGAGCGCCAGCGCGATGTTCTCCGCGAACGCGGCGTTCGATTGTCCGCTGGTAGCAAAGAACGGCGCGGCGGGAACGAACAACCCGCAGCCGCCATTCACATGCTGGTTTTCTTGTCCTAGCTTGTCGCCAAAGTGCGCGTCGAGCGTCGGCGCGACATCAGCCGGCCACTGTCTCGCGATCAGTCCTCCGTCGCAGTCGAAGTCGGTGCCGAAGCCACCGCCCGCAGTGCGGCGGCTGGGAATCGTCGGCGCAACACTCGCAACACCGTGCTGCTTGCCGGCCTGAAGGGTGAACATCGGGTCGCCGGGTTCGCCAATGCCTATTCCAGCGCGGATGTCGGTTGTACTGCGACCTGTTCGAGCGCCTGCCTCAAGGATGGGGGTAACGCCTTGCCCCGACGCTCGGCGCGGCGCAGGATGCCCCGACAGGCTTTCCCGCTCAAATAGAACCGCCGCGGCACGTCGCCAGTCTCCAAGACATCCGACAACGAACACGCGCTTCCGTCGCTGGGCCACTCCGAAGTACTGAGCGTCAAGAACGCGGTAGGCGAACCCATACCCGAGTTCCCCCAGCCCTCCGAGCAGGGCAGCAAAGTCCCTTCCGCTGTTGGAAGACAGGACGCCGGGGACGTTCTCCCAGACCAGCCATCTGGGCCGATAGCGGCGAGCAATTGCAAGATAGATGAGCATGAGGTTGCCACGCGGGTCAGCCAGACCTGCTCGGAGTCCTGCGACTGAGAAGGACTGGCAAGGGGTTCCTCCAACGAGAACATCGAAATCTGCATCCGGCCACTCCTGAAACTTGGTCATGTCGCCCCAGTTCGGGACGTTTGGATAATGGTGCCTTAGCACTGCAGACGGGAACGCGTCCACCTCACTAAACGCGACCGGCTCCCAGCCGAGCGGGTGCCACGCAGCCGTCGCGGCCTCGATGCCTGAACACACAGAGAGGTATCTCATTGTCCGCGCGCCTCGCGCATCGCCTCGTCGGTCGCCGCGTCGGAGACTTCGCGCCGGTCATCCTGCGGAGCATAACGCACGACCCGGTGCGGATACGCGCTACGCCACTTCCGCAGCACCTCTCGCGCCTGTGCTTCGGTGAAGCACACATCGGTCGGAAACCACTCGCCTGTCTCTCTGTCCTGTTCCTCTACGACCCAGCATTCTCGCGTCATGTCTCTCTCTCCTGTTGAATGTGTCCCCGCAGCCCACCACCGCGAGAACTGCGTGCATCTCATAACCCGTCATCCTGCAGAACATGCACGCGCCCGGCTCCTCTGCACGGCTGCTGGCCTGTGTGGCGGATTGTCTACCCCACAGAGATGCGCCGCGCCCCCGCTGCAGCGAGGCTCAGTTCGTTACGTCCGACGTCCACCCGTCCGTGCTTTGACGGTCAGGTAGTCGACGGTGATCGGCTGGTGCCGATGCGCCTCGCGGCTGCGCGACATGCGCGTCGACGCCTCGCGCTCGGCCGCGCGCATGAACGCCTCGCGCGTCATCTCGTCGAGCCACCACGAGCGCGTCGCTTCCTCAACGAAACGTGGACGATCGCTGCTCACGACTCTGCTCCCACTGCGCGATCGCCGCGTTTCGTCGTTCTTGCTTGCGTGCAGCCCGTTGTCGCACCTGGTGCTCGGCTCCGGACATGCGGCACGCCATGCACCGCACGTATACTTGCCCCGTCTGACGATTGCGCCCCGGTTCCTGCCCGCAATCCCGGCACAGCCCAGCCGCGCGCCACGCCGCCCGCATCGGCCGCGCGTAGCGACCTGACGCCGCGCTCGCCATCTTCCGATGCGTCGCGCAGCGCCAGTAGCGTTGGCCCGTGCTCGGGTTGATCTCGTCGACCGGCGCGTGGCACGAGACGCACAGCCCGGCCTTGCGCCGTTGCCGCTGCGCCGGTTTGTCGTGCCGCTGATAGCGTCGTGCCGCCTGTTCAGGTGTCATCGCGCAGGCTCCACCGTGATCAGCGCGTGCGGTGTCATCGTCGGCGGCGCGTACTGCTTCCACGCCTTCACCTCGACGACCTGCGCGTCGTCGCGCCACACGATGCGCGTCAGCCCGTCTTTCACCGCGCGCACCAGCTTGTCGAGATCAGGCTTCGTCACATGCGGCACCGTTCGCGCCTTGATCGACTTTGGGCGCGGCAGGTAGAAGCTGACCGAGAGCGATACTGGCCCGTCGATCAGTGTCGGCGACGGCATGGCACCGAGCGCCGCTTCGGCGACTAGTTCCTGCCAGCCTTTCGTTTTCGGGTTCGCGGCCGTCACGACCGCACGCGTCCAGCCTTTCGGCACAAACGCGCGCGTCGATCCTTTCGGCTGCGCGATGCCCCACACCGTAAACGACAGCGCCGTCTCTCGCGCCGCCACGTTGCTATCTACCACGCTTGGTCACCTCATCCCACCGCGCCATCTCGGCGCGTATGCGCGCTTGTTTCTCTGCGCCGATAATTCGCCGCTGCATCAGCGCGTCGCACTGCTGACAGCGTCCAAACCCTAAGTGCAATTCGTGCCGCAAGGCGAACGTCTCCAGCGGCACGTAAATACGCTGAGACTGCCAACCACACGACGGACAGACGACCGGCTTCGCCGTGCTCATGCGCCCGCGCCTCGGATGCGGTCACGCAGGCCCATCAGGCACGCCAGCGCGTCGCCATCGGAGACCCAGGTCTGCCGCATCTCCTCGATCGCGGCCAGCACCGCATCGACGCGCACGAGCTCGCCGTCGCTGTCAGGCCACAGCTCACCGGTCGAAAGCCGGTAGCGAACAATCGGCGGATGGACATGCGCGCACCGCTGGCAGAGCACCCGCGCCGGATTGCATTGAAAGCGCCAGCCGTCGACGCCGCAGGTGTGGTCGTTGCTCATCGGTCCCCCAAGTCCTACCGGATTATGCGTCATGCGTAGACACCGACGCTGTCCAAAAACCGCATCGTTTCTGGATCGAACGCGAGATGCACGATTCCGGTCGGCCCGTTGCGCTGCTTACCGATGATGAGTTCCGCGCGCGTGTCTGGCACGCTTGCGTCATAGACGCCCGGCCGGTGTAGCAGCAGCACCGCGTCGGCGTCCTGTTCAAGCGCGCCAGACTCGCGCAGGTCGGCGAGCATCGGCCGCTTGTCGGCGCGCCGCTCCGACTCGCGCGAGAGCTGCGACAGCGCAATCACCGGCACCTCAAGTTCGCGCGCCAAGAGTTTTAGCCCGCCCGAAAACTGCGCGACCTCAATCGTCCGGTTCTCGCTTCGCACGCCGCGCTCAGGTCGCATGAGTTGTAGATAGTCGACGACGATCAACGCCAGCGGTATCTTTGCCGCCGACTTCAGACGTCGCGCCGCCCCGCGTATTTGGCTCAACGTTGCGCCCGGCCGGTCGAGCACATGCACCTGGCCGTCGTGCATCGCCTGCAGCGCGTCCGAGAACCGCCGCCGCTGACTGTCTGGAATCCGCCCAGCGTCGAGCGCCGTGTGACTGATCCCTGACCGCACGCTGATCTCGCGTAGGTTGATCTGCTCCGTCGACATCTCCAGCGAACAAAACAGCACCGGCCCGTGCGTCCCGGCCCCGAGCGCCATCGAGAGCGCCAGCGCCGTCTTCCCCTGCGCTGGGCGTGCGCCTAAGACGATCAATTGTCCCGGCCTGAACCCATACGTGAGCGCGTCGAGCTCGCGCAATCCAGTCGTTGTGCCGCGCCGTCGACCTTCCGATGCGGCCTCCAGCGTCGAGAGCAGCGCCGAGGTGCGGTCGATCGGACCCTCGACAGCCGTCCCAGGCTGCGTCGTCCGCAGGCCAAGCAGCGCCGTCTCGCCACGCGCAAGCAAGTCGGCGCCGGTCTCCTCGCCTCCGACGGCAGCGTCGACCAAGTCGCGGCCGATCTGCTCGACCGTGCGACGCACAGCGTACTCGCGCACCAGCCGCGCGTAGTGTGCGACGTTGCCCGAGCGCGGCACGCCGTCGGTGAGCGCCGCCAGGTAGGCCGGACCTCCGACGTCCTCGATCGCTGGCCCGAGCGCCGCCTTGACCGTCAACAGGTCGACCGCTGACCCATTGGCGGCGACTTTACGGATCGCCGCCCAGATCAGCCGGTGCGCCGTCCGGAAGAAATCGGCCTCGCCGACGGCCTCGACGGCATCGTCGAGCCGATCCGGTGCGACCAGCAGCGCCCCGAGCACCGCGCGCTCGGCCTCGATCGCGGCGTTTCGCGTCACGTTGAGCGCGTCGAGATCGTCGAACGCGTCGCCATTGCCCCGACTCATCGATCACCCACAGATGCGCCGCGTAGTAGCGCCAGCCGCGACTCGACGACGTCGACCGTGCGCCGCCGCGCGTCCTCGGTGCCGGTTGCGGCCGGTGCCGGTGACTCGACAACGTCCTCCCAGCGTCGGCCGCGCAGCCAGGTCGCCGCGTGCGGCACAAACCGCCCGTCGTCACGCGTCCACGCCTCCGACCGGCGTTGTGCTTCGATCGCCGCGCTGATCGTCTCGACGAGCGCCGAATCTGGTTTTAGTGCCGCCCAGAATTTCCACGCCGCCGCCTTCGCGACTTTGCGCGGATACCGCGACCAGAACGCGTCGAAGGTCGTTCGATATGGCTCAGGCGCTTTGGTTGGTTGCTTCAGCGTTTGATCGTGATCATCGCCACGCGATGATCGAGATCTTTTCTTTGCTTTTGCTTCTGCTTCTGATGGTGTTACCAACCCGTTACTTGATAATCGTTCCCGGTGTCTTCTGACGCGCTCCGCTGTCTTGTGTCGCATGTCGTCGCGCTTGGCGAGCGCGCGATAGATCCGCGCGTTGGTGATCACCCAGCCTCCAGGGAATCGCTCGATGCGCCGCCCCTCGCGGTCGGGATTTGAGCTTTCCGGATCAGGTGCGGACAGCGTCGCCACGGCTTGCTGTGCCTCTTCGACGGTGACGCCAGCGAGCGCGGCCAGGTTGCGCGGCGTGGCCGCGTGAACGATCCCGTCTTCGTCCATCGCGGCCAGCATCGCCAACCACACGAGCCGTGTCGCGTACGCCTCAGTCCAGATCGACGAGTAGAGGATGCGCGTGAACAGCTTGTTGTACATGGCGCGTCCTGTTTACGACGCCATGCGCCGGATCCGCTCGACGCGCGCCTTGATGCGCGCTCGCCAGTCCATCTGCACGCGCGGGTCGGCCACCGGGTAGACATACCGATGACCGGCGCGCCGATCGTCCTCGACCGGCTGGTGCGCCGCCAGTAGCGCCCGCAGCACATCGAGACGCGTCATGTCGTCGTCGCGGCGTTTCATTGCGCCACCTCGACACCCTGCTGCTTCGCCGCCCATGCCGCCTTGCTGGCCTGCTCGGCCGCATACCACCACCGCCAGACCTGCAGCACCGACAGGAACACCGGCAGCAGCGTCTCGACCGGCTGACACGTCTTGACCTCAAACGCCGGATCGTTCTCGTGCTTCGGCAGGCGCACGATGATCCCGCCGCCGGTCGGCAGACCGTGTCCCATTTCCGCGAGCGCGGCCTGGTAGGCGACCGACTGCAGGTCGTACTCGGCATAGATGCCCTTCGACGTCTTGAAGTCGATGAGCGTGATCTGACCGTTCACGCGCGCCACGAGATCGAGCGTTCCGGCGTAGCCATGCACGCCAGACCAGACCGTCTGCTCAACGAAGATCGGCTGCAGGTCGACCGACTTCGCCCAATCCTCGTAGGCCATGAACGCCCACTCGGCTGGCGGCGTCGTCGCGGGCCGCTTCAGCTTCTGCCCGAGCAACGTTCGCAGCGACCACTCGATGAGCGCGTGCGTCTGTGTGCCGATCTCGCCCGCCTTCGCGAGTTCGCGCTGCGTCTGCCGGTCCTTGCCCATGCGGCCCTGCAGCGTCGCGATATAGGCCGGGCGCGACATCGGCACGACGCCCTGAATCTTCGCCAGGTCGACGTAGAGGTCGGCCGCGCTCTCGATCGCCGCCGCCTTCGCCGTCTTCTCGGCCCAGGTCACGAGCGCCGGCTTCGCAATCGCCGAGAGCACCGTCGTGACGCTCGGATAGTCCTCGCCGTCGATGTGATAGAAGCGACCCGACGCCGTCGTCGTGCGCTTTTGCGTCGCCATTAGAATGGCACCTCGTCCTCGGTCGGTTCCTCGCTCGACGGCCGAGCCTGTACGCGCTCGTAGTCCGCGACGCCGGGATTCGCCTGCCCCTTGCCCATCGGGATTACGGCCGACACGTTCGCGAAGGTTCTGCCCTGATCGGTCAGCCGATGCACGACCTGCACCTGCGCGCCAATGCCGATCAGCTTTTCAAGGTCGAAGCCCGCGAGCTCCTTCTTCGAGAACTTCCTGCCGCGCCACGTCTCCAGATCCTTGCGGAGCGACGCCTTCTCTGACAGCGACAGCGTATAGCGCCGCCGTACGATGAAACGCCGCCCCGTCTCGTCGGCGTCCTCTAGCTGGAACCGAACCTCAACGTGGTGCTTCTCGCCGAACCCGTGATCGGCGAGACCAAGGTCAACGACGTCGCAGCAGGCCGCAACGTGGATACCTTCCGGTGCGGGCGTAAAACTCCTGCCTTCCGGTTCGCGTGCGATGATCGCCATGTTCTCTCTTTTCCCCTGTCAGGCCCGTGGTTGTTGTCTCGCGTGCCGCGCCCGAGCCTCGCGCGCCGCGTTGCCGTCACCGCGTCGAGCGGCGACGTTGTGCCTCAATCAGCCGGTGATAGTCCTGATCGCGCAGCAGCCGCCGCACGGCGTAGCGTCTCCAAAGGCGGCGCGCCTGCAGGAAGATCGCCGCGACGGCGAGCGCCGCCGCTGCAAACGCTACGATCCGCACGAGCATGGTCAGGTCGTCGACTACAAACATCGTGGATCCACTCCGAGTTCCAGCAGCGCCAGCCGTGCGGCGCGATGCCGCACGCGACGGGTGCCGCGCAACCAGCGCGACACGGTCGGTTGCGTCACGCACCACCGCTTCGCCAGTGCCGCCTGCGAAAGTCCGTCGCGAGCCATGAGCCGGGTGAGCCCGGCGCGAATCGTCAGCCTCATTGATTATGCCGAAGAGGTATATAACACGAGTTGAGAAAACGAACAAATATTGCCAGCGAAAGAAAACGAACAAACACTGCCAGCGAAAAATGGGTATGGAGGTATCTAGGTGGCCCAGATGCGCGCGAGCGCGGCCCCGACGACCGTGCCGCACATGGCTCCCGACGCGTACCAGAATCGACCGTGCGGCACCGTGTCGAGCGACACCGAGCGCGCGTTGCTCCACCAGAGCGCAGAGATGAGGAAGCCAAGCGCGGCCGCGACTAGCAGCCGCCACATGTCAGCCGGTGAGCCGTCTATTGCGCCCAGCGTCACGCTGTTGGCCGACACGAGCACGACCTGCGCCGCCGCGCGGCCCGCGAGCTTCAGTCGGTCAGCCATTCGCGCACAAACTCGGCCGCGTAACTGTCGAAGAGTGCCGCCCTGGCGCGCGGATGCTCGCGCTCTGGCACGGTGAACCGCACGTCGGACTGCTCGATCATGGCCGCGACGCCTTGCTCGACCGGCGCCGACGGGTCGCGGTCAGTGACTGGCGGCGCATCCGGCCGCACGACTCCGATGAGATAGCCGCGCATCGCCCGAATCAATGTGTATTCGTTTGCGTGCCGCAGGCCGGTGACGACCGCGAGTGTCGGCCGTCGGTCATCGATCCAGCCGTACATCGCCGCGCACCAGCAGTCGACGTCGAACCGGCGCACCTGTTCGCCGACGTGCTGTAATGTCCGCGCATCGCGCGTCGTCATCTGGCCCGTTGCTCGCGCGAATGCCGCGACCGCGTCCGAGAACGCGACGCGCTCGGCCCCAGGCACGGCTCGGAGAAAAGCGCGAGCCAGTTCATCCTTGCCCGAGCGCGCCCGTCCGGTGATCCCGATCACAGTGACGCCGTCGATCGGCGAAACGTCTCTCATGCCCCTGCCCCTGCTCGGTGCTACTGTCCTGCGTCCTTCGCGGCGATCAGACCGATCCCGGCGACGACGGCAGGCCCGTCGGTCTGCCAGTCAAGATGCCCCGTCGTGATCACCTTCGCCACGACCGCGAGAATTGTCGCCACGCCAGACAGCGTCGTCTTCCAGTTCTTCATCGTCAGCCACTCCCGAACCTCGCCTGGCGGATTTGACGCCAGCGTGAGGTCACGCGTCGCCGTCAGTAAGCGCGTCCACCACTCAGGCGACGAGTAGAGCGTGGTGCGTCGAGAGGCGCGTCGCGCCTCCCAGTCGTGTTTCGCGTCGTCGAGCGCGTCGAGCACCGCGTTCGCCTTCGCGTAGAGTCCGAGCAGGCGTAATGGGTTCTTCATACGAATTCGGCGAGCCGTCGCAGCCATCCAGACGCGAAGAGCCGCTGCGAGGCGTTGCGCTGCAGGATGTCGGCGACGTAGGACATCCGCGCCTGTAGGACGAGGCGGTATATCCTGACCGCGTCAGCGCCCCCCAGCGCTGCAATCGTCTGCGGCCCGAGAATTCCATCGACCGGAGCGCCGATAGCCGCCTGTAGCCCTCGGATGGCCGTGCGCGGCCCGCTATGGACGCCCCAGTCGATCAGGAGCGCCCGCAGCCGGTCATCGCGCACAGCGTCAAAACCCGGCCGATCCACGTACAGCGACCGATAGATCGCGCGCGCCTCGCTCTCGGTCAGCGCCTCGACGTCCGCGCACGTTGCGGGTCGCCCGCGCCAGACGCCGAGCGTCTCGATCGTAATGCCGCGATTGGTGCAGCCTCCGCGATCCTCTGGGAATGCCACGTAGCCGCCTTCGCGCCGCAGAATGTCGTCGATGGTCTGGTCGGTCGTCATTGGTGCTTTGTCACGATCTGCAGCATCTCATAGAGGCCCGTGACGAGACCTGCGCCGACGCCGCCTGTAATCAGTCCGACGCGACCTGGCGACCGATCTTCGAGCACAGCGACCTGTCGCTCAAGCATCGCGACCCGGCCATTCTGCACGGCCAGCTTGTCGCGCACATCTGTCAGCAGGCCGAGTACTTGATGATGCCGCTCGTCGGCCAGTCGCTGCGCGAGATCTTCGGCGTTATCGCTCACTCCCATACCCTCCGCGCCAGCGTGTCCTCCCACACCAGCTTGTAGACGCCGCAGTCGGGCGGACAATCAATCTGCACGACGATCGAGCAGTGCTCGTCCTCGCCGCGCCGGTGACACTGACGCTCCCACTCCTCGGGCGTCCAGAGCGGATGCTCGAACAATCGATGCATCTCGCCCACGTCGACAACAGGCGCCAGCCGTGGTGCAGGCTCGCAGCCGATCATGCTGGCGACGAGACAGGCGAGGCCGAGTCGTCGCATGGTGTGACAGTACGAGTTTCCGGCTCCATCGAATAGGTGAGCGCCGGGTCGAGGCCAAGCGCCACCATCTCGCGCTGCAGATGTTCGCGCGCGTCCGCGAGCACGTAGGCGACGCGCGCCTGTTCTGCGCCCCACTCCGCGAGCGCACGCTGTAGACGCGCCCAGTCGATCGGCGAGAGCGTGGTCATGCCTGCCCCGACCTCGACACGGTCACGCCGAGTTCAGCCGACAGCGTCGGCAGCATGGCGTCGACAAACCCGATGACCTGCGTCACCACCACAGGGTCGACCACTACATGCTGGCGCGCGCCAAGCGCGCCCAGTGCGTCGTCTTGCAGATCGACAATCGCCGCCAGCGTGACCTCGCCAGTCGTGGCATTGATGAACATCTCCGCACGCGTCAAGAGTCCTGTGATCATTCCATCCTCACCAGAGTTTCGTCAGTTGCAGAATGTTCGCCGACGGCCGCGACGTGCTGCCAATCGGAAGCGCGCCGCCAGAGTTCTGATAGCCCTGTACTTCGATGTAGTCGCCTGCGCTGAGTGCGACGATATCGACGAGCGTCGTGGTGACGCTATTTGACGCACCACCGTTTGCCGCGCCCGTCTGCTGGAGCGGCGACGCCGTCACGCCGTTCTTGATCAGTCGTGCCGCCCGAATGCCGGTCGCGTTCGCCTCGAACGAGATCATCGCGACCACCAGATACAGACCGCCGCCGCCCGTTGGCACCGTCACGCGCGAATTGTTGGTCGCGTTATCGTGCATCGAGCCAACGTCGTAATCTTCGCTGTTCAGGCTGGCCGTCGTGAACGTCGAATCGGCGATGCTCTGCGCGGCGTTGTGGTACGCGCCGCACCGATACTGCGCGGCGTTGGTGACCGGCAGCGTCGGCGTGATCGCCGTCGAACTAACCGCCAGACGCTCGGCTCCTCCGACCTGCAGCGAGACGTTATTCGCGCTCGACTCCGCGAGATAGGTATCGCCGCCGCCGTCGAGATACAGACGGCCTGTTGCCGCGACCTTTAGATTCGTCGCGACGGACACATCGCCAGCCGACTCGATCGTCAACCGCGTCGAGCCGCCAGCCCCGAACTTGAGGCCCGTCGCTCCATAGACGTAGCCGACATCGCTGTACGCCGTGCCGAGGATGTTCGACTCGTTGCCAAGGTTCAGCGCGGCCGATGCGCCGACGTAGACGGCAACCTGTGCGCCACCGCCCGCGCCTGTGTTCGTACCCTTGACGGTGAACGTGCGTGTATTCGTGCCGTCGCCGACCGTCGGGTTGCCCGTGAAGACTGGCGACGCGATCAGATACTTGAGGTTGTCGACGATGTCGGTGTTCCAGATCGCCGCCGTGATCAGGACGCCAGACGTCTGTGTAGTGGGTGTCGTCCATGCCATTGCTGAGTACCGCTCCTAGAAAGACAAGCGCGTGGTGACGCTGAGACTAGACGCGCCCGCGTCGCCCAAACGCCAATAGGTCGTTGTGTCGCCAGGCGCAAGCGTCCACGTCACAAATGGCACGCCCGGTGCGCGCACCTCAAGGTCGACGGCCTGGATGTAGAACGAGCTTGAGAGTCCTGTCACGGTTTCCAACAGCGCGACACGATCGCCGACGTCGCGCGCGAGGATCTGCGTTTGCAGCGCGGCCGTTTTCGGCGCAATGCTCACGCTGCCGACCGTCGTCACGACACGATACGCAAGCTGAGTCGTCAGGCCCAGCTCAGAACTGCCAGCCGACCCGAGCGCCCAAATGCCGATCTCGCTGCTGCTGTAGAGACTCAGCAGATACCGCGCGGCGTCGACGCCAAGCGCCACATCCGACTGGTACGGCATGTCGATCGCGGCGACCTGCTCGCCGAAATCAGTTGCGAGCGTGACATCTTCCGCCTCGCCGACCGTCTGCTCGTAGTCATAAATGCCGATGCCGCGCGCTTGCAACAACGTGACGAACGCAGACACCGTCGCGCTGTTCGTCACCGTGAGCCGCACCGAGTTCGACGCGAATGTCGCGGCCACGGTGATCGAGGCCGTCAGATTCGTGCCGCTTCCGTTGGCTGCGCTATTCGCGAGGTAGTCGGTCGTCGCGACGGGCGCGATCATCGAGGTGCCGCCGATGCGCGACGCCCGGTTGCTGGGGTCGGTATAGCCGCCGACGAGGTCGAGCGTCGCGCCAGGCGCGATCTCTGTGACGCTCTGCAGCCGGTACAGCACCTTGGTCGTCAGGTCGACGGTGCGCGGATGCGTGATGACCTGCACCCGCGAGATGAGCGCATCCCGCGAGGTCGACACCGACAGGCCAGCCATGTTGTTGTCGAACGTGGCGTCGTCAGATGTACTGACGCGATCAGAGCGCGCCTCAAACACCGCTGTGCCGTCGCCACGCACGTAGAAGTAGCCGAGCTCTGACAACGTGACGCGCGCGATCTCCTGTAGTACCGGATTCGGTCGATCATCGCGCGCCGTGTCGACCGCATAGGCGAAGGTGTCCCGTCCAGTTGCGATACTGGTACCCTCGGGCGCGCGTGGCACGTTTGCCACCAGCAGCGTGATGATCTCGTCGCTGCGCTTGTTGAGCTGCGTGGTGATGCCAGCGATCGTCGACCGTGCCGCTTCGTCGATCCAGTCAGTCGCGACGACCTGCACGGTGCGCGGCCCCGAGACGCCAGGCACCGGATTGATCGACGTAATCGCGCCGACAAACCGGACATGCCAGAGCGCCGTCGCCGGGTCGTAGAATGACGCGCGCGCGCGGATCCCGAGCGTCCATCCCAGTAGAGCCGCCGGTCCCCCTGGCGAGTAGTAGCCCAGCGTCGCGTCGCTGTTGCTCGCGCTGTTGTTCAGCGTGAACGTCATCGAGCCAGACGAGGCCGTCCGATCAGCGGGCCCAGCGCCTCGAATACCGTAGCTAATCCGGATCGGCGTGAGCACGTCGGGCGTGATCGCCGTCCAGCCGTTACCACGGCCCAACAGCTCGATCTCGACCTTCGAGGTGATCGGAGCCATTTATCCAGCCACCAGCATCGCGTCGCGCACGGCCCGCGAGAGCGCCTGCGGAAGCAGCATCATGTCGCCGCGCAGGTTCCGCAGCTCGTCGACCATGCCGCCAGTGTCGCCGCCCCCGACGCTGTCTGCGAACGCCCGCGCCTGATCAGGACGAATGACCGACTCTGTGCCGTGTAGCCGCATGAGCTTGCCGCCGCCGAAGTTCTCCCACCACCGGCCGGTCATACCGAAACTGCCGAGCGCACGAGGTGCCGCGTCTGGCGTGGTGTCCGGCGTATCGGTGTTATCCTGCGTCCTAAACCGCACCGGAACATTGACGGCAGGCACATTGCGGATCGCGTTGGGCAGCGCGGTCGCCAGCTTGTCGACGAGTTCCTTGATCGCGTCTGTGACCTTAGTGATTTCGTCGGCGATCTTTGAGAACTTATCTTGCACCGGCTCGCCGAACTTGATGCCGCTCAAGTCTTTGAGCTTGTTGCCCTGATCGTCCGTCAGTCGGCCAGACTTCACGAGTTCGTCAAGCAATGGGCGCATATTTTCAGGCACCGTCGTGCCGAACTTGATCGAGTCGTCGACGAACTTCTGCAGCTCGTCCTGCATCCCGACCAGCACGCCTCCGACGTCCGCGCCGCCACGCTTCATCGTCTCGAAAGCGTTGACGATCTCCGTCGCGCGGGCATTGGACTTGAGTTGCTGAAAGGCTGGCCCGAGCGCATCGACTGAGACACCGAAATCCTTCGCGGCCTGTTCCATCTCCTGCCAGGTCGGCGTCATCTGGCCCTCAAGATCGGCCAGCTTGCTCTGCAGCCCCTTCAGGTCAGCTTGCATCTTGTCGATCGACGCCTTGAACGCCGCCTCAAGGTTCTGGACCGCCTTCTGGAAGTCCTCGGGACGTTTAGCCTTGAGCAGTTCGTCGAGCGTGACGCCAGACTGCGCCGCTTTCTCGTTCAGCGCGGCCAGCCCGCCGTTGGCCGAGACGAACGCGTCGCGCAGGTCGTTGGTTTTCTTGCCCGCGTTCGAGAACAGCGCGCCGATCTTCGAGATGCCCGCGACAATCGCGCCAGAGAACTGCGACAGAATCGGCCCGACGGCCGGGATCATCGACAGCAGTCCGCTCGTCATCTGCGTCGCCAACGACTTCACCGCGCCACCAATGCCGCCACCGCCCTCGAACGCCTTCTGGAAGATGTCATTCAGGCTGCCGACGGAGCCCTTGGCGATGTCCTTGAGCTGCGCGAACGTCTGCGACACTTTGGGCAGCGACTGCGAGACGACCGTCGGGATCTTGCCGAGTTCGCGCGCGATTGACGGCAGATAGGCGTCGATCTGCTTGCCGACCGTGCCGAGCGACGCAGACCAGCCGACGACGACCTTGCTCGACAGTTCCATCTCGCGGCGTGCGAGCTCCATGCTCGTCTGCACCGCTTTGATCTGTAGGTCGGTCAGCCCGTAGACATTCGCCAGGTCAGACGCCGACGCGCCCAGCGCGAGGTAATACTTGACCGCTTCGACCGTCTGGCCGTTGATCGTCGCGAGCGTCTGCGAGTACGGCACGGCCGATCCAGCGACGCGCGTGAGCGCCTCGCCGTACTTCTCCAGTTCCGCCGCCTGCTTCTTCGTCAATGTCGCGGCCGCGTCCATCTCGACGGCGACGGCCTTTGTAGTCGTCGCTGTTTTTGGCTGCTCGGCGTTGAGCGCGACCTGCATCCCTTTGAGAACGTCGATCGCTGACCCGAGCTTGTCCGACGCGCCGGTCAGGCTGTTGAGGCCGGGAACCGCATCGGCGACCTTCTGCACGCCGCTCAGGAAATTGATCTCGAACGACAGCCACTGGTTCGCCAGCCACTTCAGGCCGTCGCCAATCAACGTGACCGCTTGCCCGAGCTTGTCGCCGAGGAAGCTGGCGAGCACCATTGCGCCCTCGGCCAGCTTCGACAGTAGCGGGATCAATGGCGCGATGATTTTGCCCAGTGCGGCGAACGCGACGCTGCCGAGATCGGAGACCGTGTCGCCGAGCGTGTCCATTGAGGCGATCGTCTGCTCGTCCATCACGATTCCGAGCGAGTTCGCCTTCTCGGTCAGATCCGCGAAGTCTTTCGTGAGCGCCGGAAGCAGTTCCGTGCCTGCTTTGCCAAATAGGTCGGTCGCGGCCTTCGTCCTGAGCATCGGATCCTCGATCGCGCCGACCTTCTCGGCAAGCGTCGAGAACTGCTGCTCAGGTGACAGTGCCTTGAATGCATCGAACGACAGGCCGAGCTGCTGAATTGCCGCGTGCGCGCTTTTATCGTCGCCAGCGAGTCGCTTTTGTAGCTGGGTGACGCCGCCCGTGATGGTGTCGAGCGACACGCCGACCTGACCTCCTGCGTATTGAAATTGCTGCAAGGCTGTCGTCGACAGGCCAGTCTTGACAGACAGGTCGGTCATTTCGCCGCCGAAGTCGACGACGGCCTTCGCCATCTCGGCGATTTTCTGCGCGGCGAACATCGCCGCGAACGATGCCGCTGCCGTTTTCGCCGCGCCGCCGAGACCGTCCATCACCTTGCTGTAGAGCGTGCCTTGCTTCCCAGCGTCAGCCGTTGCGGCCGCGAGGCTCTTCATCTCGTCGGTCACCGGCACGCCGGTCAGCTTCGCCTTCTGCAGCGCCTGAGTCAGCGTGGCGTTGACGCGCGCCGCCTCGCGCTCGGTGAGCATGGCCGCGCCACCGATCTGCTCGATCGCCTCGGCCATTTGTGCCGCTTGCGCGATGACATTCCGCCCGGAAAATCGATCCGCAATCGCGCTGACGCTCTTCTGCACATCGGTCGCGTCGGTCGACAGATCCTTGAATCGGACCTTCGCCTTGTCGAGTTCGCTATACAGTTCGCTGAAGTTCGCGCGGAAACTTGCGGAGAGCATCTCAGTCCTCGCGTTGGCGTGCTTCGGCGTCGAGTCGCTCGATCAGCACTTCGTAAACGTGATACGGCAGGTCGAGAAAGTCCTGCCACGACCAGTGGTAGAGGCGACAGATCGTCAGGCCGACGTCGACGAACTCCCGCCACGCGCGTTTTTTCGTTCGTCCTCGCCGCGCGCGATGTGCGCCCGCACGGCCTGCTCGATCTCCGTGTAGGCGTCCTGGGTCAAATTGTCAAGCGCGGCGTCACTGAACGGCACCCGCTTGTCGTTTCCGTCGACGAACGACCAGTCCACAAGGTAGGAGGCGATCTCAGCCCGGCCCAGCATCTCCAGATCGGGCTCGATCTGGCCGTCCGGCCGCAACGACTTGATCGTTTTCGCCATCGCTCGGCGTACTTCGCCGTTTGACAATTCTTTCCGCACGTCGACCCAGTCGCCGTCTGACAGGTCGAGCCGCACCACGTCCGGCTGCACAAACCGCAGCGCCTTCGTCTTCTTCGCCATTGCCTTATGTCCTCGGGCCGAGTCGCGCCGTCACGCGCCCGCCCTCTATCTGCAGATCCAGCACCGGATAGCGCACCTGGGAGCGTCCCAGTTGCACGACCGCGACTAGCGGGCTCTGCGTCACCCGGTAGTCGTCGACGCTCGCCACAGTTCCGACGAGCGTGATCTCGTGCTCCGACTCGATGCGCCACGGGCCGAACACCATGGCAGGTAGATAGACCCACCGGATCTCGCCCGTAGCGCCTCGGAGTGTCATCGCCGTTTAGCCGACGCGCGTGCAGCCGCCGTTGAACGCCAGCTTGCCGCTGAAGGTCACCGCGCCGCCGACGCTGTCATCAATGCTGATTCCAGACGGCCACACCGCGCCGTACCAGTACTTCGCGACACCGACACCAGCCGGGTACAGGTAGCAGTTCACCGTACCGCTGCCCTGCGCCTGATCGAACGCGTCGAGGCTGATGTCGGCGTCATCGGCCCAGTACCCCGAGATGCTCGCCGATGCCGTCTTCAGGCCAGCGACGTAGGACTTGAAGCTGTCGCCGAGCGACGAGACCTCGGCCGTGTCCATGTCGATCGAGAGCGACCACTGCGTCAGATTCGCGACCGACGCTGCCGCGCCGCCATTCGCAGAGGCCAGCAGCACCGCGCCGCCCCGTCCGTGATACTTCGCCATTACGCACTCCTTTGCTGCCGCTCTGGCGTCTGCCATGCGGCCCAGTCATCAATCATTTGGTGAGCACGGTGCGCCCAACTATCGGACGCCACCGCCGCGCGCGCACGCGCCGCGCACGCCTCCCGCCGCGCTGGATGCGCTAACAGTTCGCGGATCACCGCGCTCGCTTCTGACGGCGTCGAGAACGTCGGCATCGCGTCGCCGAACTTCTCGGCGACCTCGGCACGCCCGTCTGACACACTGCACACGCCCGCCGCTGCCATCTCGTAGAGGCGAGGATTCAGGCTCTCGGCCGGGTGTCCATCATCCGGCGCGCGGAACAAATTGAGCGCCACGCGCGCTCGCTGCGCGAGGCCGACGAGGTCGGCATTCTTGACCAGTCCACCTCGGACAAACGCACGTAGCGGCGAACGCGGCGCGAGCAGCTCTGGTGTGCCGTACAGCGCCAGGTCGATACCCGTCCAGTCGACGGCCTCCATCCACTGAATCCGCTCCTCGAAGAGCGACCCGCAGAACAGGACGTCGCAAGTCGGCTCGACGGCTGGCGCTGGAAGATCATGCACGCCCGGTCGCCATGCGTGCGGCAGATAGCCGGTGCATGGATTGACGGCCAGAAACTGGTCGAGCACGGCCCGCTCGTGCGTCCAGACGCCGTCGACGAGGCCCGCGAGCCGCAGCTCCTGCGCCATTGCATACGGCGTCTCGGTGCAGAGCAGCCAGACGCGCAGACCAGCCCGCTTGGCGAGCGCGATGCGATCGGGCATGAGATACATGGCTGAGACGACTAGGATGTCAGAGCAGCCCTTTTCGAGCGCCCGCTCGACCATCCCCTGTGACGCCTGATGCTGCACGTCGATATCCGACGGTTTCGGCCATGCGCGCTCAGGCGCGACCCGTCGCTGCTTGCGCCACAGATAATGCAGGAAGTCGTGCGTGCGCTGGATCCGCGTGTCGAGCCGGAACTCGCACACCCGAACGCCGTGCGCGCGCAGCCCCTCGACGACGCCCATATGCACGTCGTGCGTCGCCCAGGATGCGCCAGGATGCACGACCAGCACGCCTGTCATCGGTGTCCCCACGCGCGCCTCCCGTGCTCGCGGCACCCGTAGATTACGGTGTCATGCCAGATCGGCCCGGTCGGATAATGCGCGAGCGTCGACGTGATGTAGTCGAAGTCGCCCTCGTACCGAGTCCCCCATTGTCCGAGCTTCGCTGGCACGTTGGGCGCGACCATCTGCGGCGTGCCGAGGTTGCCCTCCTGCACGACGCGCAGCACCGGCAGCAGACGTCCGTCGACGTTCAACATCCTGAAGATGTGCGGGAGGTCCGGATTGGCCTCCAATGCCGCGCGCACGTATTCGAGCGCCCCCGGCAGCACGGCGTCGTCATCGTCTACGAACAGCAGATGTGTGCCGCGAGCGAGGCCCATTGCACTCGTCCGCTCGCGATGTCCCCAGTCGCCGCCTGGCGGCAGGTCGATCCACGACGCGCCAACGGTCGCGGCGACACGGCGCGCATAATCGCCACCTCCGGCGACGATCAATTCGTCGGTCAGACGCATCTGGGTTGCCACGCAGGATGCCGCAAACCCGAGCGAGTCGCGGCCGAGCGTCGCGAGAATAATCGAGAGACGGATCACGACGGTTCCACCATCACCAGATAGACGCCCCCTCGGTGCTGATAGCGCCGATCGGAGGCGTCGTCGACTTCCACGTAGGCGACGCGCTCTTCGCGCTGGATCAGCACCGACCGATAGCCGGTCATCGTCAGCGTGGTCACTTGCAGCAGCGCCTGCAGCCGGTCGGCGACGGCTTGCGCGGATGTGCCTGACGTCTGCAGATCGACGGCCTTGACCAAATACCGGATCTGCTCAAACGCCTGCGACCCGATGCTGTAGTCGTCCTCGTGCGCGACCTGCGACACGATGACAAACGGCGTCCGCGCGCCCTGCGGCGCGGTATCGCGGTATACACCGCCAGGCGCGAGCGTTGCTAGCGTCGAGTCAGACGCCAGCCGCGCGATCAATGCGGCGTCGACCACAGCCGTGCTAGACACTACGCGCGACCTCGAATCCTGCCGCCTCGACGATCGTGACGATGTCGGAGACCATCACCTGCCGTTCCGCAATCGCGGCCGGAACCAGCGTCGGATGCGGAGGCGCAGCGCCTCGGTTCGCGCCAGACTTGGTCGCGCGCACACCTGTGCCGTACTCGTAGAGATGCGCGTGCGGCGCATTGACCGACACGCGCGCGGAGACAGCACCCAGATTCTTACTTGTCGTCTTCGTTGTCACCGCGTCGGCCAGATGCTTTCGCGTGAGTTTCTTCCCGTTGATCGTGAACGTGTCCGAGTCGCTGCGCGCCTGCCGATACTGCGCCCGGACGCGCGCAGCCGTGCGGCGTGCGGCGTCCGATACCACGCGATCGGCCTCGGCTTGCAGTTGCCCCGGCAGCTTGTCGATCGCCTCGGCGAGCGCATCCATGTCGATGACGAATGCCGCAGACATTAGATAAACTCCTCACACGAGCAGACGAGCCACTCTCCGACCTCGTGGATCTTCTGCAGGCCGCGAACGAACAATCGACGCGACCCGAACGTGAGCCGCGTGCGCGTCGTCACGCCAGCGTGCCACCGCATCGTGACGACATGCGTGATCGCCGCTTCGACCTGGTTGCCGACCTGCTGTTCGATGACACCGGCCGTTGCCGGTTCAATCGAGGCCCAGACGGGCGACGGCGCGACCGGCGCATAGCTGTCCGAGTAGCCGCCGTCGCCGTCGGCCGTCGCCGTCGGGTTCTCGACGACGACCCGGTGCCGCATCTGCCCGATCAGTGCCACCTAGTGCGCCTCCGGCAGTCGATACGGCCCGAGCAGTTTCTCGAGGGTCGTCTGGATCTTGCTGCTTGATACACCGACGACGGTTTCCTGCCGCTGCGTGTAGAGGTCGCCCAAGAGCAGCGCCACGGCCGATCGGATACCTGATGGCACCGACGCCTGGCTGGCTCCGTAGCCGCACACGACGCGCACGGTCACCGGCCATTCCGAGTCGGTGAGCGTTGCCGGATAACTGGTCGCTGGCGTTGTCCGAATCGATCCTCGACCAGCCGTCGGCCCGGCCAGCACTTGCACCGCGTAATTGCTCGACGCCCATGTTTGCTCGACGCTGTTCTCGTCGGTGTAGGTGATCGACGTCACTGACGCGAGCGGCGCTTTGGGAATCACCAGCGACTGCCCGATCTGAGGAAAATCCCAGAATCGACAGTCCCATGTCTGCGTGATCAGCGCCCGCCGGGTATAGGTTTCGACCCACTGCCGCGCGGCCGTGATCAGCATCCCGATCAGCGCATCGTCGGACGTGCCGTCGACGCGCAGAAATACCTTGGCCTCTGCCAGCGTGAGCGGTTCCTGCACTGGCTCGGTCACGAGCGACACAAGCGGCTGCCGATGCCAGGTCATGCGCGCGCCCTCCGCGTGCGACGTGGAGGCGCGAGCGCGGCGACGCGTTCAGGCGCGGCCTCGATCGTCGACACCGTGCGCGCTCGGCCCTGATAGATCAGCGACGCCGCGAGTCCGTCTGGTACGTCATGCACGCCGACGTCGAGCCAGCCAAACTCCTGTACGTAGAGGTTCTGATTCAGATGCACGAGCATAGGGAGACTCCACACGAGCGCAGCCCCGTCCGGCTGCGCCCGTGCGATCGTTGTGTGATTACGCGCCGAACGCTTCGTCGCCGACCGGCTGGGTGTGCGCCAGCTCCTGCACCGCGACGGCCGAGAATGCCGCCGACGCCGTGCCGGTCTCGGTCGCCACGATGCGCACGTACCGCTTGCCGCCCGCGTAGCCCATCATGCCAATGAAGTCCGACTGTGTGGTGCTGTCGTTGATCACCAGATTGCTGCCGATCAGGCCGGTCGCGGCCGTCACGGTCGCGCCGTCGCTCAGGCCGGAGTCATCACCGGCCTGCAGCGTCAGCGTGAAGTAGTTCGACGCATCGGCCGTGGTCACGGTCGCAAGCTGCACGACGAACGTGAGCGCGCCGTAGCCGCGCGTGTCGATGATGTCGCCGTTGCCCGTCGCCGTCCGAGAGGCATAGGCAAACGCCTTGGAAACCTTCTTCGCTGTCAGTCGATCTCGCATGTCTGTGCCTCCTTTAGGCGAACTTCAGGAACTTGATCGCGTCGAAGTCGATCACGCCGCCGCCGACCCGACGCGTCGCGTGAAAGGTGACCTGCGGATTGTTCGAGTACGGATCGCGCAGCACCGACAGCCCGGAGCGGTCGACGATCATGTAGCCCGCGTTGAAGTTGCCGAACGCGATCGAGAGCGAGCTGGCCCCGACAGCAGGCATGTCTTCGGCCTCGATGACGGAATAGCCGAGCAGCACCGACGGGTTGCCCGCCTGCGTTGACGGCTGCCAGATGTAGTCGCCGTTCGACGTCTTCAGAACACGCGCCGCAGCCAGCGTACCCTTCGACATCACGAACACCGCGCCCTGACGGTACCCGCTCTTGAGCGCGCCGGTCAGGCTGATCAGCTTGTCGACGCCGTTGGCGTTGGTGCCGAAACTGGCTGACGTGCCGGTCGCGATATGCTCGAGCTGGCCCCACGCACGCGTCGAGTCAGCCGTCGCCGCCGTCGTGTAGGTCGCAAACCCTCGCGGCTGATTCGCGCCGGAACCAGCGACGAACGCCGTGCCTTCGGAGAGCGCGAAGTCGCGTGCGATCTGATCGCCGAGCCACATCTCGACGTCGACCGCCGCGTCTTCGAGCAGGATCGGCGAGACGCGCGGCGACGACCGCTGCGTGTTCGTCTCGATGCGGTACTTCTTGAGCGTCGGCGTGGTCGGATCGCTGGACGCCGTCACCTCATCGACCCAGCTCACCGAAAGCTGTCCGTAGCTCACGACGCCTTCAATCGCGTTGCCGCTGATCGCCTGCACGCGCGCGATCTGGCGGATCGGCGAGCCGTCGAAGATGCGCTGCACGATCGGCCCAACAACAGCCTGCGGCACGAGATAGCCGCCGTTGGCCTCGTCGCGCACGACCATGCCCTTGATGCCGTCGAGGCTGGAGACGTCGCCTCGGCGCATGAACTTGCTGAACGCCTGCTTGTGCTCGTCCGGCTGCGACGCCTGGCTGGCCGCGCCACGCGCCATCTTCGACTCCATGTCGCGCTGCTGCGCGGCGATCGAGTCCATGTCGGCGTTGATCTTCGCGAGCTTCGCGTCGTAGTCGCTGGTGCTCGCCTTCGCCTCGATCGCCTTCAGGCGGTCGTCGTTCGTCGCCTTGAAGGCGTCCCACGCCTTAGCGTGGCCGTCGAGAATGTCCTTGATGTCCATGATCCGTCCTTTGTTGAGGTGTGCGCGTTACACCGAGAGTCGACGCGCCATGTCCTGCAGCCATGCGGTATCGACGGTCTCAGGTGCCGTCGCTTCATCCCGAAGCGCGCGATACCCGCGAGCGGCGATCGCTTTCGCGTGTTGTGCTGAAAACGATCCCGCCTCCCGCAGGAATCGCTCGAACTCGCGGATCGTCATCGACGACCCGGTTTTGACCTGTGCGACGCGCGCGGCCGTGTTCGCCGGAAACGTCACAGGTGAGACTTCCCACAGATGCACCGACTCCAGCTCGCGCACCTGGTCGCGCTGGTCGAATCGATCCGACTTCACCGAGAAACCGATCGACAGCCCCGACAGCGCGCCCAGCTTCAACAGGCTGTAGGCTTCACGCCCGAGCTGCGTGTCGGCCAGCTCGCCCTCGACGTACAGACCATGCGCGTCCTCGTGCATCGCGCGCCAGACGCCAATCGGCTGCGTTGGATCATGCTGCCAGAGCATCGCGGGCATTCGTCCAGACGCACGCGCATCGGCCAGCGTGGCCGTGAACGCACCAGGCAGTAGACGCTCCTTGTATGCGTCGACATTGCCGAACACCGCACCGTAGCCGGAAAACCGTCCGACTTTGGCCGCATCGTCGAGCGCCTTGTACTGGCACGTCGTGCTTGCGCGATGCAGCGTCGTCGGATGCGTCTGCAAATCCTCGCCGTCCTGCGCGTCGAGCGCGACAAACTCCTCTGGACTCAGCGCCGTGAGACCACGCTTGCGCGCGATCTCGCGCATGTCTGGATCGTTGTCGACGACATACTCCAGATCCTCGCCGAGCTCCGTCGCTAGTTCGTCGAACTTGTAGGTCTTGAACGCCTCTGCGACATTCGGCCCGCTCTGGTCGGAGAAGTCGTTCAAGTAGAGACGCGCGTGCGGAACTTGCTGCGCGTCCAACCACTTGCGCGTCTCGTTCAGGCGCGACGCAGGACGTGCCGAAACGATGATGATGTCGGCGTCGGCCGCGACGGCGCGCACCTTCGCGATGACCGGCTCGTTGGGGTCGTTGCCGCCCCGTGTGAGCGTGCCGTCAATGTCGACGATGATCGCGTGCATCTACCGATCCTCCACTCGCACAAAAAACGAGCGTTCCTTCGTTTGCGACGGCGTCTCGTCGGTCACGATGCGATTCGTCACCCGATACAGTGCTCCCAGCGTGCCGCCCGACAGCTTGCATTTGACCGTGCGACCGCTGGCCTGAATTCCGAGGCCGGTGCCGCTTGAGACTACCGTCAGCGCCGTATCACCGCTTGGCTGCACGGCTGCGACAGTCGTTGTCTGACTGACAATCGTGACCGCTGCTGCCAGGTTCTCGGTGTCCCAGTCGAACGTATAGACCCGGACATCAGCCGGATCCTTGACGTCCACATCGCCGTCGTAAATCGTCACGCTCGCCACTACGACACCACCTGGATCGTCAGTTCGTCCGCGCGCATCACCACCGTCGTCTGGTCTGCTCGCATCGCATCGGTTGCGTCATCCGCACGCAGCCTGACGCGCAGATCGTCGGCCATCCACTGCACAAGCACCTGGTCGGCCCTGAGCTGCACATAGACGTCAGGCGACACCACGACGACAGGAGGTAGAGCGCCAGAACCAAAACCGAGCAGGACAATGCCTGCCACAGAGGCTTTGAACCCGAGCGTCGGAATCTTGTTTGATGTCGCCATAACGCTACGACCTCGTGCTCGACGTCGGCGCGGTCGCGTCGTCGAGCGTGAGCGAATACGCCGTTGCCGCGCCGTCGAGCCGCTTCACTGTGATCGTCGTCCCGTCGATCGAGAACTCGGTCAGCCGCTGCAGGATGCCGAGCAGCGCCTGTCCGACTGTCGGTGCGACGCCGTCGGCCGCGTAGGACTCTGCCAGTTGCGTCGTCAGCAGGCCGACGATCGCCGCTTCGACCGCGCTCTGGTCGGCCGGATCGCTCGGGAGCGCGTCGGTTTTGACCTTGATTGCCGCGATCGACACGTTGTCGGGCGCGGTATAGCTGGTCGACGCTAGACGCGACGACACCGACACGTCGACGCGCGCGAGTTCTGTCGCCAGATTCGACCGCACGGCCGACGCGATTTCGGCGCCGACATCGGCCGCGATAGCTGCGGCCGTAATCGCATCGGCCGCGAAGTCGCCAGCCGTCAGCACGCCCGGCTGCAGCTCGTGGATGTCTGCCGCCGCATGGTGACTGCCCGTCAGAGCCAGCTCGACGCTGGCACTGCTGGCTCGCACGATGCGCCCGCCGTAGGTGCCTGCCGATGTATGGCTCGCAAGCGACTCTTCCCAGACCGCGCTCGCGTTCTCGCCTGCCGTCGGTAGATCCGCAAGCTGCGTGTCAAGGTTGGCCGAGGCGAGGCCGACAGCCGCACGCGTGCCAGACGCATCGAGCGGCGCAGTGTAGCTGGTCGACGCCAGCCGCGTTGAGGTGGCCGCGTCGATTCGCCCCAGCTCGGTGGTCAGGTTCGACCGCACCGCTGCTGCGTTTTCTGCGGCTGTCGGAAGCGCGTCGATCTGCGTGTCGAGATTGGCCGCAGCCAGACCTATCGCCGACCGCACACCAGCCGCGTCGAGCGCCGTTCCGGTGCCGCGCGTGCTGATCGCTACATCGATCCGGCCGAGTTCTGTCGTCAGGTTCGACCGCACCGCGCTGGCGTTCTCAGCGGCTGTCGGCAGCGCGTCGAGTTGCGTGTCGAGATTGGCCGAGGCGAGTCCGAGCGCCGAGCGCGTACCGGCCGCGTCGAGCGGAGCCGAGTAGCCGGCCGACGCAAGGCGGCTGCTGATTGTCGCGTTGATGTTGTCGACGAGCAGCTTTCCGATGCTGCCGACCGTGGTCAGCGCAGACGTAAGCGCATCCCACACGGCCTGCACGCCTGCGGCCGACAGGCTGTAGCCGCTCTTATCGTTGTTGGTGCCGACCGTCACCGCGCCGCCAGTGAGCGAGATCGACGCCGAGGCCAGACGGCTGCTCACCGTCGCGTCGAGCTGCGCGCCGAGGTCGCGCGCTGTCTGCGCGGTACCGGACAGTTGCGTCGTGTTCGCGCTGACCACGCCGCTCGTAATGCTGATCTGCCCGGTGCCGGTGCCGCTCTGAACCTTGATCGCGTTGTTCGCGTCGACCGTGCCGACGCCGCCAGTGCTTCCAGCCGTCGCATTCGGCAGCGCCGTCAGCCCAAGCCGCACGCTGTCGGTCGGATCGGCCGAGGTTGGAAAGATCGTGAATCCGACCGGGATCGCGCTGGTTGCCGTGAACAGTACGCCGAGGCTGTTGGCGTTGGTGTCAGCCTGCGCTGGCGACCAGACATATTGCCCGCCCGCCAGCTCTGCGACCGTGCCACTGGCCGTCGCCTGCGCCGCACCGTCGAGCGTGATCTTGGCCGTAACCGTCGCGCCCGTAAGCGCCGCGCCCGTGCTCGCATTGACGAGCACAAACGGCACCTTCTGCCCGGCGACATTCTTGCGGAGCGTCACAGTGCGCCTCCGACGAGCACGTTCGACCGCATCGCCCATGATGCGCTAAACGCTCCGACCGACCCGATACCGGCCAGCGTTGCCGCCGCCATCGTAGCCGCGCCGATACCGCTAAACTGCAGTTCTCCGCTCGCGCTCAGGCTTGCCGCTGCCGTGGTCAGCGCGCCAGTGCCATCAATGCTCTCAAGCAGCAGGACGCCCGTAGCATTTTCGAGCAGATATCCGTCGAGCAGCGAGGATTCGAGCAGGTAGCGATCAGCCACGCCTTAATCCCACTGTCCGACAGAGACGACCGACGTGGTGCCGATCCGCTCGTACATCAGATAGCTGCCTGCCTTCACGACCGCTGCCGCCGCTGTCACTAGCGAAAGGCTCGGGATGATAGTGCCAGCGACCGTGACCTCGAACGTGCCTTTGATCGCGAACGTGACGGCTGTCGCCGTACCTGCAGTCACGGCTGACGCTGGCGACGTATTCGACGCCTGCAGCGTTGATCCGCTCGTCGCGTTGGCCGTACCAGCCGCGACGTCCGCGCCGAAGACGTAGACGAGCTGCGTGCCGAGCGTCGCCGTACCAGTACCGATTAGACTGAGCAGCGCGTTGCCAGTCGTGCCGGACATCGTGTTGATGTAGATCAGGCCGTCGATCAGGTAGGTGCCGACTTCAAGCGTCAGGCGTCCATTCGTCGGCGAATTGAAGATCGCCTGCGACGTGGTGACGTTCGAGAGCGTGCGATCGGCGTCTGCGCGAATGAAGTGTCGAACCGGAATATAGCCACGGTTTGACGGGTCAGAGGTCGCGTAGAACACATCGCCATCGAACTCGATCGCGCCGTCCTCGGCTGTCGTGAGCGGCGTGCCTGCGGTGAACTTCGGCCACGAATTCGCGCTCGCAGACCCAGCCGCGAACACTGGCGAGGTGAGCACGAACGTGTCGATCTGCGACAGCGTGATCTTCTTGCTCACGCCGCCTTGGTTCACCGCGAATTCGTCGGTACCTGCTGGCGTGGCGACGGCGGTGAGCGCCGAGATCTTGGTATCGGCCACGCGTTACCCCTTGTTCTCGGTGTAGGTAAACGCTGTGACGGCCACGATCGCGCCGAGCGCGATTGCCACGCTGTTCAGCACCAGATCGGCCGCGCTCGTGCCGACCGATCCGTCGTAGACGGCCGTCGTGCCGTCAGACTTTAGCGCCCGAAACCACGACGCCGTGCCGGTGGCGTTCGCCGAACTGTCAGACGTGATCGCGTTTGCTGTCGCGACGCCGTTAGATGCCGCGCCGAATGCGGCCGAAGCGTTGAATCGCAGCTCGGCCAGGAGTACCTGCGTCGTGATCGCCGTGTCGGCCGTCGCTGGCTGCGTACCGTCGTAGACGCGCAGATAGCCGTTGGTCAGCAGTGCGCTCACAGCGTCGGCAGCCGCGCTCGCCGCCGTGTTCGAGCGTTTCGGGTTCGCCGCCATTACTGGGAGCTCCCGACGACTTGCATGTTGAGCGGTTCAAGGTAGCGGTCGCCGCCCGCGATCGGGTTCAGGTTTTCGAGGCTGCGGATATCGTTGACCGACAGAAACCCGGCCTGACGCCCGATCTGGTAGGCCGTGTATCGGCTCTGCAGGTCGCCGCGCACGAGGCCGTCGAGCAGGAACTCAAAGAACAGTTCCTGCTTCTGCGCTGGCGTGAGCAGCTTCTTGTAGAGCGCCTGCTCGATCCGCACGCACCACGGCCTAATGCAGTGCATCACAAAGTCGATCGATTGCTGCTCGATGTTGCTGAACGTCGCGCGCTCAAGATCGCCGACCATGTGCGGAGGCACGCGGAAGATCGCGGCGATCTCTGACCGCTGCAGTCGACGCGTCTCGATGAACTGGAGATCCTCGGCCGAGAGCTGGATCTTCTCGACGCTCATGCCCTCTTCAAGCACGGCGACGCGACCCGCGTTGCGCGGCCCGGCGAACATCTGCTCCCACGACTCGCGCAGGCGCTTTGCGGCTTCCTCGTCGAGCGTTTCTGGGTGTTTCAGCACCATGCCAGGCGTCGCGTCGTTCTCGAACGCCCGGCGTCCGTACTCCTGCGCGGACTTGGCAGCAGCGAAGGTGTCGTTGGCGTCGCGCAGCACCGAGCGCCCGAGCACGCCGTCGCTCGACAGGCCGCGTATGTGCAGCATGTCCCACGGCGTGATCGTCTCGCGATGCCGATACGCGTAGCCGACAATCGCGCCGCCAGCGTTCGTCTTGACGTCGACCTCATCGGGGATCAGCGGCACCAGTTCAATTACCACGCCGCGCCGGTCACGCACGATCCGGCTGTAGGCGTTGCCGCGCAGCAACAGGTGCGTGAGCATCTGCTCGCGCCACTCTAGGCTTGTCTGTTCAGGATTTGGCGACACGCGCAGCAGCGCGTAAAGCGGATCGTCCTCGGCGCGCGACTTGCCTCCGTCGGCAGAGCGGCGATAGGTGAGCAGGGGAATCGATGCGACGGTCTCGGCGATGACGCGCACGCAGGCATACACCGCCGCGATACGGAGCGCGCCGTCCTCGGTTGCCGCGCTGGCCCCGTAGGACGCGCCCAGGAGCGCCGGGAGCGCGTTGCCGCGCACGCTGGTCGGCGCCAAGCCGAACACGCGAGAGATTCGCTCGATGATGGTCGGCATCAGGGATGCGCCCGAGTAAAAACGCGGGCCGATCTGGACGCCGGGAGAGAGCCAGCTCCAGATCGGACCCGCAGACAGAGACAGGGGCTTGGTCCGACTATGTAGCAGATGCTCGCCGCCAGCAATCGGGTCGCGGTCGCTGCGGCGTTATGTGGCGCGATCTGTCATCCGATAGACACAACCACGCGTCCGCGCGCCGATCGCCGCATCTAGGCCGTCCGCAGTTCCGGCGCGAGGCCGTTTGCGGCCATCGACTGGCCCGAAACGCACTAAAGAGGGTCAGATCTGGCGCGTTTTCCGGTCGGATCAGGCATTGATCCTGGCTCGAATCAGGCTCAATAAGGGTCGAGAACAGCCCAGAAACGGCCTAAAAACGGCCTCGAAATAGCCCGAAAATGGCCCCAAAATGGGCAAAAGCAGGGGAAACTGGCCCGAAAACGCCTATCGGCCACAGGTGAACATGGCCGATAGGCTGGCCGAGAGGCTGGCCGAGAGGGTTCTAGTGAAGGCGCGCGCCGACCGAGATGCGGCCGGAAGCGTAGGCGTGCAGCAGGAGCAGGATCACGGCCCGAATCGACAGGCCGTCGACTCTGGCGCGATCGCGGACGCGTCCCCAGGTATCGTCGTCGACGTCGCGGAGCAGGTAGGTCATCGAGCGCCGTCTTTCAGCGCCGCCTCGGCATCGCGCAGCGCGCGCCCGGCGTAGACGTACGCGTTGAGGTCGATCGTGCCGTGATAAGCGTGCGGCGTCGCCGCGTGATAGAGCTCGCGCAGCGCCTCGACCAGCTTGCTCGGATCGAGCGCCGTCCGCGTGTCGTTCTGTTCGTCGTTGTCTGTCATAGCGCAGCCCTCAGAAAGAGGAAATACACCACCTGCGACAGCAGGATGAGCACAGCTCCGGCAGCCACTGTGCGGCCTCGGCGTGTGCGACGTGGCTGCATGGCTAGCAGTCGGCCGCGTCGTTCGTCGTGGTAAGCGTCGCGCATGATCTACACTGCCTCGCTGGTGTAGCAGATATCTACATAGGTGTTGCCGCCAGCCAAAATGTCGCCAGTGATCTCATCGGTCGTGGATGCCATGATGTCTCTCTCACCAGTAAAAGGCCGGACCCGAAGGCCCGGCCGTGTCGTGCTACTAAACAGACTGCGCGGTTGTGACCGCTTGCTCGTATGTCATATGGAAGGCCCAGTAGCCGACGCCTTCCGTCCAGATGAACCACAGCCCGTCGAAGGCGCGCAGTTCATGCCGTCCGATCTTCACCGTGTTAATCACCGCGCCACCTCGCTGTGGCTCGCTTGCACCAAATCGGCGATCCGAATCGCAGTTTCGCGCTCGATCAGTCCCCATCTCAAATGGATTACGTGGCGCGCCGCCGGTTCGGCCTTGAAGTACTCCGCAAGGCCGATGATGTACGCCTCGAACTGCTGCTTGACGATTTCTGCTTTCGACATTGTTGCCCCTCTCCCTGCTGCCCGGCGGCGTGATTGCCGCGCTCAATGTAGGTAGATTATCACTAAGATAATCACATGCAACAGGGAAAGAGCGCCCACGCGCACACAATTGCACAGAATCTAGAGGGAATCGGGCCGATCAGCCCTTGAGATAGCGCCTTGGGTCAACGTCCTCGGCCGGGATGAGGCACTTCCGCGCGATCGGTGTCGGCCGCACCGCACGCACCGCGCCCTTTTCGATCCATCGCTGCATCGTGCGCTGGCTGACCTGCGCCAGCCGCGCCGCCTCGGCGACCGTCAACAGCCGCATGTCGTCTCTCGGGTCGCTGCTCATAGCACCAGAATCCCACGCGTACGCGGCCCGTCAGCGCGCGCGCGAAGGTGCCCGCGTCGACTCAGAGCCATGATCGTTGCCACCACGCCGTCGATCTTCTCGGCCGCGTTCCGCTTGTCTGGCGCGACGTTGCCGTTGAAGTCCTCGCGCACCACCAGGTTGTCGGCCATCCACCGCAGCACCGGGTCGCCGCCATGCTGCAGCTTGCCCTGCGTCACGAGCGACGACAGATCCTTTGTCGGCTCGGACAGCGTGCGGAAACCTTGCCTGATCTCGACCACGTCCAGCCCGTGCGCCTGTAGGTCGCTCGCGATCTGCGTCGCGTTCCACGGGTCGAACGCTACCTCGCGGACCCGGAACTCTCTCGACAGGTCGAGCACGGCCTGCACGATCGCTGTCTGGTCGATGACGTCGCCTGGCGTCGTCTGTAGGAAGCCTTGCCGCCGCCACGCATCGAGCGGCACGAGCGCCCGGCGCGTTTGGTCGATGATCGCCTCGGGCGCGATGAACACCGGCAGCACGATGAACCCTCCATCCGGCCGCGCGAACAGCGCGACGATCGCCGTGATGTCCTGTTTGGCCGAGACGTCGAGGCCGAGCACGCACGGCTGGCGGCGCAGCGCGGCGCGGTCGATCGGCGCGGCATTGCCGTCAGCGTCCCATGCCAGCATCGAGAGGTACTTCTCGCTCTGCTGGACCCATTGCCCGAGATGCAACCGCCGGAACTCAGGCTCGAACGTCGGAATGTGCGTCGCTTGCTTGCACTTCCGTTCGAGGTCGTCCAATTTCACCGAGTTGCCGAGATTCGGGTTAGCCTTGCGCCAAACAGCCGGGTCGCGCCAGTCGTCCTCGGGGTCGGCCCCGATGATTGCGCCGAACCAGGCATCGTCGTCGACGATGCCGCGCACGACCTTGCTCGTATAGTCGTGGTGAGCCCAGCACGGCCCGATCTGTCCGACGCCTGCCGTCGTGATCTCTAGAATCAGCGGATGTCGGCGAGGCCCAGTCGCCGTCGACAGCACGTCGATCATCGCGGCCGACTTGTGCGCGTGGATCTCGTCGAGGATGACGCCGTGCGGCCGCAGACCGTCAAGGGAGTCGGTATCGCCGCCGAGCGGCATCAGCTTCGAGGCGGTCGACAGCTCGTGCAAATTGCCGACGAGCGCCCGGATCCGGCGCTTCAGCGACGACCGCAGCACCATCTCGCGCGCCGCGTCCCAAGTGATCCGAGCTTGCGAGCGCATCGTGGCAGCGCAGTAGACCTCGGCCCCAGGTTCGCCGTCGAAAAAACCCAGTTTCAGCGCCACGCCAGCCGCGACCGTCGACTTCCCTTGCCCTCTCGGCTGCTCAAGATACGCCTGCCGGAACCGGCGCAGCCCCGTCTCGCGATGCAGCCATCCGAAGAGCGCGCCAATGATGAACGCCTGAAACGGTTCGAGCACGATCGGCGTGTTCGCCCACTCACCTTTGTAGTGGGGCAGCGCGCTGAAGAATCGAAACACGCTTTCGGCGACGCGCGGGTCGAAGATGAATGGCCCGCCCTGCGCTGACCGTTTGAGGTCGCGCACATGCCGCTCGCACGCGGCCCGCAGCAGCATCCCGGCTGGCTCGGCGCCGTCGACGACCG